AAAAAGCCCTTGCCGCAGTTCGGCCGCCAGCGCCTCCAGTTGTGGAAGCACCAGCAGAGGTTCAATCTCCGGTTCTATCGGATGTTGAAGAACTGGAGAAAGCCGAGGCGGAAGCTGAAGCTCTCAAAGCTGAAGAAGAGACAGTTGAAGAGTCTTTTGAAGAACCGAAAAAAGGCAAGAAGAAATAAATGTCTGAAAAAGGCCTCACCAAAGCCGAACTTAAAACTATTGAAGATATGGCTGCTGAAGGACTTGAAGTAGCCGATATTGCAGAGCAGTTTGGTTTGACTTTGGTGCAGGCAAAAAAATGGGTCAGTGAGAATCTCGAAGTCCATAAAGCGATTAAAGACGGCAAAGATCGCTTGGCCATGGTCAATAAGGACGCTCAAAGACGTTCCAGAGTTGAGAAGCGAGCCACCTGGTTCATTCCGACGGATACAGACCTTGCCTGCATTGAAGAACTGACAAAGCTAGGTTGGTCTGAAGTGAAGATCGCCCAGCAGTTCGATATTGATTTGGCAACGTGGCGCGCAGCAAGAAACAAATATCCAGAGATCAAGGACGCGGTGGCCCGTGGACAGGCGCAAGGCAACGGCCGGCTAATCCTTGCAAACATGAAGACATGGCAACCAACTCCAGATGATTTGGCCACAATTACTCAGATGGCATCCGAAGGTTTCACGCCAGATGTTATTGCCGCGAAAATGGGAATTGCTGTCGGTACTCTTGAATACAAAATGCAGGAAGTGCCTGAGATTCAAGCAGCTTACGACATGGGTTTCAAGAAAATCGAGGGCGAAGTCGTTGGCGCCTTAATGACACTTGTGAAAAAAGGCAACGTCGGCGCGATCATTTACTTCCTCAAATCAAGAAATAAAGCTTACTGGGCAGAAGCGCTACCTCGCGTCGGGGAGAAAGATGTATCTGCGGCACAGCCTCATATCGTCAACTTGCCAGTCCCAGATGCAAACAATCCGAAGAAATTCGAGAGCGAAGGCGATCGCTTCCGTCGAGAGCATAAAGCCGCAACACAAGATTAGGCTTTATGGCAGCTACCACCTTTGAGTTTCCGACACCTTACCCGAAGCAGGCGCATACGCTTAAGTGCAATGCTCACCAGCTGGTGTATGGCGGCGCTAGAGGTGGTGCAAAATCTTTCTGCGCGATGTTCAAGATCGTTCAGCATGAACAGTTGTATGGCCAAAATGGCAAAGTATTAGTTCTTCGGCGCTATTACAAGGACTTGCAGGATTTCATCCTGCTTTGCCGGCGATATCTGTCAAAACTCGGTTGGGCATACAGATCTGGCGAAAAGGATTTCACAGCTCCAAGTGGTTTTCTCGTCCGCTTCCGCATTTTAGAAAACGAACAAGATGCCGAGAAATATCAAGGCCACGAATACACGCTGATTATTGTTGAAGAAGCTGGCCAATATCCCAAGCCAGAGCCTATCGACTTGCTGAATGGCGCTATGCGATCGGCTGAAGGTGTCCCAGCTCAGATTTTCATGACTGCCAATCCGGGCGGCGTTGGTAACGACTGGCTGAGAGAACGATTCGTTGAGCCGGCGCCAGATGGCTTCACAATGATTCCGGTAGAAGGCACAAAAATCAGGCGGTACTATGTGCCGGCCAGAATTCAAGACAATCCGAAACTCTTAGATAACGATCCTGAGTACGTTGACCGACTAAAACTTTCCGGGCCGCCACATTTGGTTCGCGCTTGGTTGAGTGGCGACTGGTTTGCAGCACCTTCGGGCGATGTTTTCCGGCTGGAGTGGTTTAGCAAATACTACGATCCTGAGTACATGCCGAAGTTTCGCGCGATAATTCAGTCGTGGGATACGGCCTTTAAAAAAGGCATTAAAAACGACAGATCGGCTTGCACGACTTGGGGCGTTACGAAGAACGAGATTTATCTGATACACGCATGGGCCGGCCGTGTTGAATTTCCTGCGCTGAAAAAGCAGGTCGAGCTTCTCTACAATAAGTTTATGCCGTCCATGGTTTTAATTGAAGACAAAGCTAGCGGTCAATCACTCCACCAGGAAATGAAAGCGAACACCATCATTCCGATCAAGCCTGTAAAGGTTGACGGCGACAAATTGGCTCGAGCTTATTCAATAACTCCGCTGTTTGAGACTGGAATTATCTTTTTGCCAAACAGTGGAGATGCTGAATGGCTCTACGATTTCAGCTCTGAATTATGCTCGTTTCCGAAAGCCAAATTTGATGATTATGTCGATAGTACTTCCCAGGCTTTGGATTATATCCGGCGCCTTCAGAAAAACATGGCAAGACTAGAACGTAAAGTAGTGCCATTCACTGGCAGCGTTTGGGGCGTTTAAATGCGGGACAGACTGGAACAAACAGCTCTAAGAAAAATTCCTGCTTGGATTCGCGACAATGAGCGACTCTGTAAGCTCGCTTTGATGGATCTTCACTTGGACGGAAAAATCTATGGTCATCTGGCCAAGGAATTTGACGAAGAAGCATCTGGCGACAGCTCTTATGTGAGTATGAAACACCGCAGGCCGTCAGTCAGAATGAATTTGGCAAAAATGACAGCTCGAAATATTGCAAGGAAGCTCTTTGCTGGCCGGCATGCTCCAAGTCTAATTTGCGAGAAAAAACCAGAGATTATTGAGAAGATTCAGCAACTGCTGGACCAGGCCGATCTTGAGTCCCAGATGATCGATCTTGTAATGCGCGGTTCAATTGGCTCTGTGTGCGCGTCTTTCAAAATTGTAGAAGTCGACGAAGGGCCGACTCTCGTCATGAACATTCACCGGGCAGTGGAATGTTTTCCAACTTTTGATCCAGCGAAGCAACTTAAACAGTTGATGCTTGCCAAGCCAGTGAGCGCTCGCTGGTTCCTTGACTACGGCTACACGCACGACTCTCAAGGCCAAAATATAGAACCGAAGAAAAAATATTGGATGGTTCGTGTTCTCGACAAAGAGCGTGAAATTCACTATTTGCCCATCAGGCAGGTTGACTGGAATCCGCTGACGGGCGACAACACCAAATATTTGAAAGAGATTGAAGAAGGCGTCCTTGAGCCAGTAGTTCATGAGCTAAAAATGGTTCCTGCTCACTGGTTCTTGAATTTATCTGGTGGCGAGTTCCCTGACGGTGACTGTCTTTTCGAGGCTGGACTAGACAACATTGTTCTCTATGACTACGGAATGAGCCAACTTGATCTTGGTATCAAAAATTCAGCTTGTCCTATGACCGTTATTCACGGCAGCCCGCAAGGTACTACTGATGATGAAGGCAAGCCTATAGCTCGCTCGCCTCAACGCTATTTGCAATTTAATACCACTCAAAAGATTGAAGACGTGGTTGAAGAGGGCGGCGATGCAAAATTCTTAGAGACAAATGGGCTAGGTTTTGCCGCTGGCCTGGATTACTACAGGCAGCTTAAAAAAGACGCTGCTGAGCAGATTAGCTCGAGCAGGAAAGATCCAGACAAAGTAACTACTTCGATGTCTGGCAAAGGCATGGGAATTGTCGAAGAAGAGTTTTTGGATCTCGTTTTTGAATTGCGTACGAACTATGGCAATAACGGCTACCTGAAGCTGATCAAAAAAATCTGTAAAGCGGCCATTCGCATTGACCATCAACTGATGACAGGGATTGACGAAGGCTTGATTGACTTACTCAAGTTGTCGTGGCCGGATCTGCACGAGCAGACACCGCAGGAATACCAACAAAACGTCCAAGCACTTGACCAGGCTCAAGATGCCGGCTTAATAGATCAGCGCGCGGCCTTTGATCAGCATAGGGCGAAAACCGATATGCATCAAACCTCAAGCAAACTGCCTAAGAAAAAAGAAAAGACACAATCTAAGACGACAACATAAGTAAGGAGCTCGAGCGATGCAAGGTGGAAATGACGACACTCAAAAGTTTGGTTTCAATCGAGGAGCTAGGTTGATAAGTGCTCTCGAAAAAGTTGGCGCAACTAACACAGGCACTTGGTTTAAGGGACACGATATTGTCGATGGCAGTATTGAAGTTCTGCAAGATACACCAGGCGGAACTTTTACATCATTTACTGCCAAATTAATGGGCAGTAATGCCAAAGATCAGCCAGCGGACGCCACTGACGGCATTCAAATCGGCTCTGATATATCAGCTGTCGGATTTGTAGCTGTTGCTACAAAGTGCCGCTGGTACAAAATCAAAACGACCGCTATATCCGTTGTGGCTCCAGCCACTCTAGGTGCGCGTTTCCACGCCCACACCTACTAAATTAGAACACTTGAGAGGATAACTTTTTATGGCCGACGATAACAAGGACGAAACTAAGGTTGTTGATCCAGCTGCTACTGCTGCCGATACCGCGGATGCTGCAAAACCTGGCGACGATGACTTGGAAAAACTCAAACGCCATAACAAGGCGCTTCTATCTGAGCTTAATGGCAAGAAGGCCGAACTTAAAGACAAAGACGAAAAGCTGACAGTCTTTGAAAGGGCCCAAGCCGATAAGGAGCTGGCCGAAGCCAAGAAGAATGGCGATCTTGAGAAGCTTTTGAATAAAACTACTCAAGAGTCAGAACAGAAAGTTACTGCGATGCAGAGCAGGTTGATTCAATCTGAGTTGAAAGCTGCTGCTGCGTCGGCCGGTATTATCGATCCTGATCTGATTTCGATGATTGATCTCGCCAAGATCAAAGTTGATGCCAACTACGAAATTGAAGGCGTCGCCGAAGCCATGGCGGAATTTAAAAAAGCCAAACCCCATTTATTCAAGAACGCAGAGGCTGATGCTGCAGCCGCTTCCATTGCTGCTGCCGCCGCAAAGAAAGTCACAAAGGTGACTGGCGCAGCTGTGACCGAGCCAGGGAAAGAAGGCTCGGGCAAATTGGCCGACGGTGTAAAACCCGGGACAAAAGAAGCAGATGAAGTCGTAAGTGCTTTTCTACAATCGGTAAGAAAATAATTCTGGTAGTTTTTCTAGAGAGCAGTGCTCAAGTCTAGATCTACGGTTCTCGACTCTAAAAGTAAAACGTGATCTCGCTTGTGGCGACGTGAGGATCTGCGGCTCCTTCTCGTTAATAAAAAACGCGCTTTGAACAAAACACGTTTTTATTATTGGGGGGAGCTATGTCTCTTTACGCATTTGACGCGACTGTCGCTGCTGCTGTTCAGCAAGGTATCCTGAAACTTAAGTTCGAAAGCGCCATGGATAGCAAACTTGCTTTCAGCGCATTCACTTATAAAGAAATGCTCGACGCTAATTTGGGCGACGAAAAGACTTTCACTAAAAACGGCCGCCTGGCTGTTGACCTGACTCCTAGAGCTGCAACTGATGCTGCATCCAACTTGGATAACGGGATGACGGTCAGAAAAGCTGGTATCGAACAATTCACCGTTAAGGTGGATGAATGGGATGCTCTGGATTATGTCAACCTCTTCCAAAATGAAGCAATGATTGCTTCTGATTTGGTTAGACAAGTTGGCAACTTCGGTATCAACGCCGCACAAACGAAAGAGCGTCTGGTAAGAAAAGCCTATCTAGACTTCTATCTCGGTGGTAACACCAGAGTTCTTGCGAGCGGTACTCTCAGCGCTACAACTTGCCGTGTTGATGATATTCGTGGTTTCCAAAAAGTTCTGACTGCTGGCGGTAAATTGGTTTCTGTTGATGGATCTAACACTCTGTTGGTAGATCAGTATGACACTTCCGGCACTCTGATTCAAACCTTGACGGTGACTGGTGTAGCAGCTGACTCTAACGTGTCTTCGTTGCTCGCTAACAGCCTCGGCGGTTTCTCTGGTCAGATTACATACAGCACTGCCACCATTCCAACTGCTGGCCATGCTCTCCTTGCTCAAAATGCTCCAAAAGTATTTAGAGCTGGCGGTCGTGTTCACTCTGCCCTGATCGGTGCCGGCGACATTGCAACTCTAGATTTGGCTGCCGATGCAACCACTTACCTGAAAAACCAAGGTAATGACGGTTACAGAGATGGCTACATTTACTGCTTAGCTAGCCCTTCCAGCTTGCGCCAACTGAGAAAAGATCCTCAGTTCCAATTGGCCTACCAAGGCCGTGGCGATAGCGACGAAGTGATCAAGCGTGGCAAGATCTTCGAACATGACGGTATCCGTTATGTTGAAACGAATGAAGTGCCGATCTCTCCTGGTTCAACTGGTGTCAACGTTCACCGTATGTTGTTTGTTGCTGATCCTGAAGCTTGTATGGAAGCTGACTGGCAAGGTTTCAATAACTACATCGATCAAGCTCAAGGCAGCTCGCTGCATTACGTTGAGAAGATCCAAAGCAATATCGCTCTGATCTTGCGTGATCCAATCGACGTAAAACGCAGAATGCAACCTCTTGCATGGTCTATGTGCACTGGCTTCACTTGCGGTTCCGATATGAGAGCTAACTCAGATATCATCCCAACTGCATCGAACTCAATGTACAAAAAAGCCCTCTGGGTTGAACACGCGGCTTAAGTCGGTGCCGCATAAATTGTGGTAGAAAATCTGGGGATTATCCTGAAGGGGTCAAATTGGCCCCTTCTTTTCTAGGAGAGAACAAGAAATGGTATTGCAGACTAAAAGACCATCGCAATTGGCTCGGTTTATGCCTAAGTCTCTTTTGAATGGTCAGATCATTTCTGAGCCGGTGTCGTCTTTTTTGACAAGAAACCCTATCGGATTGGCCTCATGCACTTGCACCGTAAGCGGCACTTTGTCCAACAATGACCAGCTGCGGCTCAACGTTATTTTGCCGGGTCTACCTGGCGGAATGATCACTAAGACCGTCACCCTAGTCACTGATGACACTGTAAGTAATGGCGCGCAAAGATTGGTGAAAGCGTTGAATGACGACGCTACTTTACGAGCCTATGGCTGCTATGCCACGGCGATTTTAGGTGTGATCACCTTCTATTGGCCAGGCCTCCTTGGAAATTCTGTGTCGTTGACGCAGTCTGTGCCGGTTGGCTCAGGCGTCTTAACTCTCGGCAATGGCGGACTTCTCGCTGGTGGTAGTGGTCCGGTTGTTCCATCTGAAGATTTCGATTTCAATTTAAAAGGGCAGCATATTCGTTGTCGTGCAGGTGAGCCGATAACGCTGGGCGCAAATGTAGTAGTAGCTATGGCTGCAGCAGGGAGCCCAATTCAATAATGGCTAAGAAGGGCATGGAAGAAGAATATCTGATTGAGAAGACTTTGAAAAAGGTCAAACCCACCGTTGGTGAAGAAACGCAAGAGTTGCCGAAATTCACACCGATCTTAGAAGCTCAAAGTTTTGAATTGGTCGAGGATCAAATTCCAGATGCTGATTCAAATGTTGAAGATGACGAGCCAATTTTAGAAGTCTTGCCTTCTGAGCCAGACGCCGAACTTCCTTCCATGCCCGCTCATTACGCCACAAAACCATTTAGCTGCTATCTATTTGGGATGCTGTTCTCCTTTAAAGAAAACGAAATTATTGCAGACGGCCAAAAGATTCTAGAGCTCACAAAGCTCGCACAGCCTATTGCACCTCTGGCCGGCCAACATCAATGCCCGAAGTGTAAGCACATTTTTGCAGGTGGCTAAATGCTCACTCCAGATGAGATGTCCGATATCAGGCGGCATTTAGGCTATCACGCGATTGCGGTCAACCGTCAAAGCATTGGTTCTGTCGGCGCAGTTCGAAACTACCAGATGAATTCAGGCTTGGCTGCCGTCGAATCACGATTGCAAGAGCTGGACGCCGTTGATGAAGCGAAATTGACAGGCGCTTGTATAGGCCTGATAACCATTATTGGTCGCGATCCGCTCTCGGCAGAATCTTATTCAGTGATCATCAATAGTGATGAATTGGTGTCCCCTGTGACCATCACGATTATTGCCGCACCAGGTGAAACGCGGTTTACTCTTGCCTCTAAATTGGCTTCGCTTGCGGCTCAAAACGTAACTTTAGCGACGGCACGCATTCAGCCAGCAGGTCCGTTTGAAGGTTTTGCAGTAATTTCGGCAAACGCAAATCCACACATTGAATTTAAAGCGAAAAGCCCATTTGTTTTGGCCGTTGGCTACACAGGTCAGGCTGCGCTCGTCGTCAGTCAGCAGGGCGACCATGTTGAGCCGTCTGCTGTTATTGGTGAGTCGCTTGGTGTACAGACTGTTCGCTATGGCTTTATTCCAATTTTAAATCACTTGTCTAGCGCGATCGCTGGCGTTACTAGAAACGCTGACGTTGCCAAAGCCGGTGGTTATACCCGCGGCTTTGAACTCAAAGAACGCAAAGAGATTTTGAATTTCTGGAGAGCGGAACTTCGTAAGTTTCTTGGCCTTGCTGATAACAGAAACGGCAATTCAGGCTTTGAACTCTAATGGTTGAGTGGAATCAGATTGCTCAGAAGATTCAATTTGGCGCAGGCAAAGAAGCTAACGTCCTGGGCCCTCCTTGGAAAGTGTATAGAATTGGCGCAAGTGCAACTGGTGATGTCCTGATCCCGGGTAACGTCCTTTTTGAGAACGTCAAAGTCTTGCATGAAGTCAACACCCCAACTCTAAAGCGTCACCTGGAAGCCGAAAAAATACCCGGCGTAATCCTCTATGAGCTCCGGCTTGACACGTATCAGTATGGTTTGAAAGTCGGCGATCTATTCGTTTTAAACGATCAAGTCTTCGGGCCTGGGTATGACACCACTACCTATGCGACAACTGACATAAATGCATTTGTCATGATCCAGAATAAGCCTAACAAGGTCACTATCGGAGCTCGGTTGAACCAACTTTGCCACCTGGTTCGCCAGAAAGTAGAACCAAGTTCTGACGATGAATGGGAGCCAGACTCCTTTAATACGCTGCCAGTCTGTCTGGTTAACGGGACTTTTGTTGTGGGCGTAGAAAGCGATACTTCGAGCCTTATTCCGATAGGCCTCTTCCCGGTCGCCAGGCCCTATGGCGACAAAGCAATCATGGACACTCCAGCGATGCCAAAAAAAGCGGGCTGGTGCGCCTTCCTGCCGCCGCTGAAAGGCTTTAAACCTAGACAAGGCGACAGGATATTGATGCCTGATGGAACTCGCTATTACGTAATCTTTGCCGCGCCTCAAGAAAGCGGTGCTTGCGGCACGTATCTATTTCTCGAACGCGAAAAAGAGGCAGACTAGTGGCCACGATTCCCACTGTCGAAAAAGGTTTGGTAGCGCTTTTAAAACCGCTGTTAGCGTCGCTTTCAGTTGATGGTTCGGCGCTAGCGGTCAAAGTGGCCCAAGGCTGGCCTGGAATCAACGCTATTGAAGAATGTGCCAAACGTGAACAGGCGGTGGTTGGGGTAACTGACAGGGGTTTAAGTAGTTCTGTTAGCCGTTTTTGGCCAACAGATCTCGCTACCGTAGTCACAGCACCAGGCATCAAAACAATTTTGAGTTCAGATACGGTTGCACCTGGCGGCACAGCGACGCTGACGGTTGCTTTTGCTGTAGGCTCTTCGGCTGTGAAGGATAAAGATGCCTGCTCGTTAGTAGTGGACAGGTTTAGCACCAGAATCGGTGCAACTGGTGTTGCCGTGTCGGCAGATGATCTATCAGCGGTTGCTCAAAAGCTTTTGATTGATATCCAAGCAAACTCTGAATTCACCGGCGTCATTTCTGTGAGCAGATCTGGCGCGGTTCTGACTTTAACCAACGCTTCGACTCAAATCCTTAAGTTGCAGTCCAACTGTGGCAATATTGCGACCGTTTACACGATGCTTGGTCGAGCTCAAACTCAACTCCAGGTTGTTATTTTCGCTGGTTCGAGTCAGGGGCGTGATGCAATCCGCTCAATTCTTGAAACAAAATTTTTTCGTTATAAATCAGATTTTGGTTTCGGCTTAAGCAACGGTGAAACGATCCGAGTAACTGACATGAAAGGTTTGGCAGTGAGCGATAAAGACACTCAAGCAGATGTTTACCGCGCTGATTTCCTTCTGGGAATCGAATATTCAGTTGTCGATACTGAAACTCTCTGGACTGTAATAGTTGGACTTGGACCAATTTCCGAATTCTGAAAAATAGCTGGAAAGAATAATTTCTATGCTTCTCCTAGAAATCTCTGGGAGTTGCATAAATGGCCATTATTTACGATTCCAATAATTTGAACTTGCTTGCGCTGAATACGCCAGGCGTCTACGTTCGAATTATTCGACCACCTGGTTATATTTTAGGCCAGCCTACTGATGCAGCTGCGATTCTTGGCACTGCATCATGGGGCGCTCTCAATACGCCTTACCTTTCTGGCTCTCCTTCCGATACCGCTCTTGCTTATGGTGGCAGTTCAGTTGTTGGATCGTCCGATCCTTTCGACCTCTGCAACGAGAGCAATATTGCGTTTGCTCAAGCACAGTCTCCAGTTTCACAACAGCAATGGCTCGTCCGTATTTCGGACGGTACAGACGCCAAATCGAGCGTAATTCTGATGGATATCGCCGGTTCGCCGGTAGCCATTCTCACTTTGACCGCGCTCTACAGCGGTATTGTCGGCAACCAGATCAAAGTTCACATCACAAATGGTGCCGCACTTAGTTCGTACAACGTGACCTTAGTCCCTCCGAGCCCGCTTGATGTAGAAGTCTTCCCAAATATCTTGGGTGGTTCTGCTGGTGTCTTCGCAAATAATTTGCTGAATGCAATCAACCAAGGCGTAAGTGGATTCCGTGGACCTTCTAAGCTCGTTAAAGCCAGCGCCGCTGGCGGTACTTCGGTCAATCCAACGCTGGTTGGTAGCCCATTCTCGATGGCTGGTGGTACCGATGGCCGTTCTACTGTCGACGTCGCAAGCTTCATGGGTTCTGATGGTGCCGTTCCTAAAACTGGCATCTATTCTCTTCGCAACCTTCAACCTGTGCCTACTGTTATGTGGTGCGCTGGTTTAACAGATCCAACTGCAGTTCCAACCATCCAATCGTTTGTGCGCAGTGAAGGCATGATGGCCGCGTTCACGCTTCCCGCCGGAACGTCTACTGCAACTGCATCCAGCACTAGAACGACACTCGGTATTGACGATCCGCTTTGTTTCTTCACTAAAGATTGGGTCTATCATTTCGACTCAACACCAGGCGTCGGTCGCGTCAAGTTAGTTTCTCCGACTCCATTTATCGCCGGCCGCATTGCTGCTTTGTCACCCGAGAATAGCCCTTGCAACAAAGAGTTGTTTGAAGTGCTCGGCACTGAGCGATTGAACGATCAAACCGGCTACAGATCATACTCAGCGTCCGAAATCGGCCAGTGCCACGATAACGGAATTATGATTGCTCACAATCCGATTCCCGCTGGCAGCATGTGGGGCATGCCTCATGGTAATGCTGCAACCACTGACGGTGTACGCGCAAGAATTGAATGGGCAAGAATGACCAATTTCTTAGCTCACTCGATTAACGGCTACATGGGCAGGTTTGTCGGTATGAATCAATCGCAACGGACTAATGATCCTTTGCGAGCACAAGTTAAAGCCGCTCTAGATGAGTTCCTTCAGAACCTAGCCGACAACTTGCAAATTGATTCGTTCAAGGTTGTTTGCGACAAGTCAAATAACTCTGACGCAATGATCGCGCGCGGATTCTTGAAAGCTCAAGTTTATGTTCGCTATATGTCGAGTGTTCAGTATCTGATCATCGACCTACAGGGCGGCACCACTGTAATCACTGTTCAAAACACTCTGCAAGACGGTCTGGCAGCGTAATCCAAGGAGTTAGGTGTGAGTAACATTTTTGATCGCTCTGATTTTAACGTCGGCCAAGATCTTTCGTTTGTCATTCGCTCAAACAGCGGACAGACTTGGACTGCTGATCAACTAGGTCACTTAACTGACGTTGAATGCGATTTTGATGACCATGAAATCTCCGTCAAGGCCATGACAAATGGTGGTCGGCCATTACATCAAACCTTGCCTCACGGACTGACTGGTAAAATCACCTTCGCCCGATTTAACGGCGAACTGTCGAAGATGCTCATAAATCGTCAGAAGAATTTCTACGAAAATGGCCAGCTCGAAAAGTACACATTCCAGTTCCAGCTTCGCAACAGAGATGGTTCGATTGACACGTACTCAGTTCGAAGCGTGACTATCTCGAAAGGCAAGTTGTTCGGCGCTAAAGCTGACAAAGAAATTGATCAAGGCTTCAGCTTTAAAGGCTCCGAAGTAATCATCACATAATTTTGGTTGTAATTAGAGAGGTCCAATATGTCCGATTTACGCATAGAACGGCAGGTGCCAGAAGAGGCATTGCCGGAGTTTCCTGATGCTTTTATAAAAGCTGCTGATGACGCAGAAAAGCGCGCTGAATCCTACAAAGAAGTCCAAGAGGCTCGTGTTGCTGAGTCCCAAGGTCGTACAGTCGCTGGGCCAGAGCGTTGCAATGAGGTCAGCTTTGAAGTCGGCGACAAGAAAATCAAAATGTCTCGACCAAAATTCCCTATGACGATGCGCGTTAACAGGATTTTGAACAATGAGCAGTTCAGTGATGCAAATTTGCTGGCTGTCACCATGAGCCAAGTGCAAGCGCTTCTTCACGTTAGTGAAGTTGACGGTGAAGAAATGAGTAGGCCGAGCAATATGATTGAAATTGAAAAACTCATTCAAGATTTGGGCTCAGAAGCTACAGAAGGCGTTTTCGGTATTTTCCAAGAGTGCTTCCCCGGCCTGACGCGGGTTGAGATCAAGAACGTAAAAAAATCGTAGAAGACAGAGATTTTATGGAATGCACCTTCCTGCGCAAAAATGGCTTTGGCTGGCAGGAAGCGTGGGGAATGGATCCACTCGAAAGATCTTCTGTCTTCTATTCACTTTTGCGTCAAGAAGGTTATGAAATAAACTGGGAGACTGGAGCCTGGAAGATGCCGAAGTGAGGCCATGACAGTAACGACTCTGCAAAATTTTGCCATGTACTTGGCTCACCAAGCCCAGCACAATATGCAGACTCAGATGCATCACCTGTGCCATGAGTTAGGTCACGCTGTCAAACTTCAAGCAGAAAGTTCCATTGGCACATATCAGCCAGGTATCGGTAACTTTGCAGCTTGGGCGCCACTGAAACAAACGACTCTTGATAGAAAAGCGAGAAACAAACCACCTCTAGGTAGAGGCGGTCCTGATACTCCGCTTTTTGCGACTGGCAAATTTTCACAGTCAATAGACATTAGTGTAGATAAGAGACTTCTTGCCGTTCATATCGGTACAAATGTTCCAGAAATTGTTTGGACCGAATTAGGTACAGCTAGAATGGCCCCGCGAGCTGTTTTCGGACCTGCGGCTCTCCGAGTGGCGCCGAAGTTTTTAAACCGAATTGGAAATGGTGTCGCTAACAGTTTCTGTGGCATCACAAATTTCAACGTATATAGTTGGCCTCAGGCTGGCCCTGGTCAAAACACGGTGATTTAAGATGAGCAATTTCACTGTTGGCGTAACTATCCAAATGATCGATAGATTCTCCGCCGGCATGGGGAATATTTCGGCGTCATTGCTCAGAACACAAAAGCAAGCAGACGAATTTCACGCAAAGATGAAAGGTCTTGCTGTTTCAATGCAAGCTATGTCGGCATTTAAATCTGTCGGTGAGGACATGTTTAAGTTCGGAGCTGGTGGCTTGGCCGCTGTAATTGAACCTGCCAAGGAATATGTGCACGTTCTAAATCAGATGAACATGGCCGGAGTAAAGCAATCCGAAATCGCCAAAAACGTTAGAACTGCATGGGAAGTCGCTGGCAAGATGCCAATGACCACTCCGACTTCAAACCTAAAAGCTATTAATGACTTGTCAAACTTTTTCATCAAAAAAGGTGGAGACTTCTCTGAAGCCAGAGAGCTCTTGCCGAGCTTTATGCGAAGTCAGCTGATCTTCGAAGGGATTTCTGAAAATAAAGTTGATGCTCACACCCAGGTCTATTCAATGGCTAAGGCTCTTGAAATGATTGGTGCTGTCAACAATAGAAAAGACTTCGAGCACCAGCAAAATATGATGAATCGTGTTGCTGTTGCAACCGGTGGTAAGGTGTTGCCAAGCCATTATCAAAACGTTTTTAAATATGCCCGTCAAGGCAAACTCACGCTGAGTGATGATTTTAAATACAAGATCTTGCCTGAGCTGATTATGGAAATGCAGTCGGGTGGCGGTGGCGCAGGCGGCGGCGGCGGACCAGGTGCAATGATAGCTGCCGCAATGCGAATAGGCGTCCAAGGCATCATGTCCGTGGCGACTGCCGGCAACCTTGAGAAGCTTGGCTTGTTGAAATCACATGTTGTTAAAACAACCACTACCGGAACTCAGGTCATGGGTTTTGATGGTGTAACTGACTCCAAAATGTTTTCAAAGAACCCTGAAGCCTGGGTTCAAAAATATATGCTTCCTGCGATGCTCAAGCAAGACCCTTCACTCAAGAATGATCCATTGGGTCAGGCTCTTCGTGTCGCGCAAATCTTTAAAGGCAACCAGATGGCAGTTGCTTTGTTACAAGAATTGGTCAATAAGCACCAGCAGTTCGGGCGCTTCGGCGAAAAACTAGACCGTGTCCCAGGCTCGGAAGAGCTGGGCAAGAGAGCTTTGAATTCACCCAATGTTGCTGACAAGGCTTTCGATGCAGCTTTGGAAACTTTGAAGATTTCAATCGGTAAAAACGTTGTTCCATATATTGTGCCGGCGCTGCTGAAGTTGTCTGAAGCACTTGGTGCTGTTGGGCAGTATTTCAACTCACATCCTGGCCAGGCGAAAGCTGTGGCAGCAATCTTAGGAAGTATCGCTGCAGTTGGCTTGTATGTATCTGCGCTGATGGGAATCACTATTCCATTTGTTGTTTTAGGCGCAGTAGCGGCCACTTTAGGTGTTGGATTGGGAGTAGTTGCAGCAGGCTTTGCGGCAGTTTTTGTGGGCGTAATTATTGCGGTCGGAGTAGTAGCTGGTTTGATTTGGGTGGTGCTGAATTGGAGCCGAGTGAGCAAAACATTGACCAGAGTCCTTAACCAAGGCATCTCTGTTTTCTACAACGTTCAGGTAGCGTTTCTTCAAATGCTGAGCGCTATGGTCTCGGGCGTCGCGGGCGCAGCAGGCATGATTAATGGCTTTGTCAGCGGTATCAGTCAAGGGATGTTCCAACTACCCATGGCTCAAATAAATGCAGTTGCAGGCATCGCTCAGGCGTCTCTCAATGCGCAAATTAAAACCGCTCAGGACAACAGCGCGCTTCATGGGAAGGCTGGCGGCAGAATGGTTGCTCCAGGGGAAAAGCTCAAATTAGCACCCGGTGGGTTTACAGCAGTAAAACGCAGTGCCCCTGCGGGCGGTTCGTTCACTCCGCTGGCAAAGCATGGCGCTGGCGGTGGCACGCAAGTTGGATCAATCAATTTCAATATCAAATCGACTGATCCGAAAGCTGCCTATCACGAAGTGAAAAAAGCTGTCAAGGAAGTACTGGGCGATATTGGAAAGAACGCGCCTAAAACCCACACTAGAAGCGGCGGATCCTATAACAGCTATGCGCACGGTACGTAAATGAATAAGACCCCTTTTTCCATTGGCGGCGTTGATTTAGCGCAGCACGCAGATGATGATTTCGAAGCAAAGCCTCCGCTATCAGATGTGGGTGGCGAGCAGCGCGCTGTCTTCACGGAATTTTTTGGTGGAGTCATAACCGTTCAATTTGCTGGCGCTTTTCCGAAGCCTATTGATTGGTCCGGTACCTTTTACGGGGCCGATGCAATTGAACGTTTTCAGAAAGTCGACAAGCTGCGGCAGGAGCCGAAGCCAATAGTTCTTCAATACGGCGAATTGTCATGGTTTGGCATTCTCCGAGAGTTCAAAGTTGACATTGAAAATATTCACGAGGTCAACTATCACGCCGTATTTAAACCGCTTGAGGCCGATGGCCAGGGCGGTATGGTTGCGCCTGATTTAGATAATGCCAGCCAGCTCGCTCAAGCTTTCAACATAGCCCAAGAACAAGTAACATCTGCTACAAGCCAATATCAATTTTCACAGCCAGTCCAACAGAGTGTGACCAATTTACAAGGCGCAGTAACTCAAGCAATTCAACAGAGTGGCCAGAATTTAAGCAGCGTGCCGCTCGGCACCATTAATTTACTTAAGGGCCAGGTTTCTCAAGTTCAACAACAATTGGCGCCACTGCTTTTAAGTAATGATCCGTTCGTAACAAGTGCCGCTTCAGTTTTAAACACTACTCTTGGTGTCATCACGAACACTCTTGATCGTGCCGTGCAGCCGCTCCAAGAGCTAGATGTTATGAATCCAAACTTACCCCAATTAGCCGCTCAATATTATGGAGATGCAACGAAGTGGGAGCAGATCGTTCACGCCAATAGCAGCGTTTTGCCTATGGATCCGATGCCAATTGGTACGTTTAAAATAGTTATTCCTGTTGATTCGATGCTGGCTGCTACTGGAGTTACAACGTGGCTCTAGCTCGCATGATCAATGTTTCAATTTCGGTGGCAGGCACAGACTTGCCGGCGTCCGCATTTAAAGTAACCGACAGCTCCCAAGGTGAGTTCTCAACTGCCAACATCTCAAGTAGCATTGCTGCCTGGCGTATACAAGGCGTCGAAATTCCGAAAAAAGACGATGCAGTAGACATTCATGCTGGCCTTGACGGGCTAGATCATCTTTTTAGCGGTGTCGTTGATGATGTCAGATTTAAGTGGGATAGAGACACGGTCGAAATCAGTTGTAGAGATCTTGGTGCAGTTCTCAACCAGTCCAAGCTTGTGTTATCAAAATACGATTTCAAAAACCAGACAATTGGCAAAATCGTCAAGCAGGTTGCTGAAGATTTTGGCCTTGATACCGATATTAAGGATCCTGGCATCATGGCCGGCTCCGAGCAGCATGGCGAACACCAATATTTGCCCAGTGCCGACAATCCGTGGAGTCTGTTCCAAGACTTGGCCAGACAGGTGGGCTATGCAGTAAAAGTCGACAAAGATAACGTTCTTTCGTTCAAACCTCCCGAGGAATCAGGTGGCGGCACCTTAACTGTGACTTACGGTGGCGACCCAAAGAATAATCCCAAAAATCCAATTAAAGACCTGGAGACTACTTACCAGCTGGCGCGCAACGGCGATGTAAAGGTAAAAGTGGTCAGCTACCATCCCACAAAAGCGCAAAAAGTGTCTTCTGAAGCTACTGCAAAAGGCAAAGAACCGAGCGGCGGAAACAAGCGCTACACCGCTTCGGGACAACCTAAGAAAACACGGAAGACACGCAAGACCAAATCCACAAAAGCTAATAAAACTCCCACAGTGACTATTCGAAGAGATGGATTGACTCAGGAACAGGCTGACGAACTTGCGAAAGCAACTGCCAAGGACATTGCCAAAAAGCAAATTATCATGTCAGGCACCATTGAAATGAAGCCAGTCAAGATTCACTCCAAGCTCAAGGTCAAATGCGTCTCAGTCGATATTTTAGGCTTTGATGCTATCGAATATTGCATCAGCCAAGTTGTGCACAGTTGGGATATGCCCGAAGAGGGCGGAAGCTCAGGCGGGCTGTTTACAGAGATTACAGCGCAGTTAAGGCCGGAGGTGTCATGAGCGGCGAAACTGATTTCATGCATGGAATTGGCCACGTTTCAAAGGCCAACGTCGGCGAAACAAAGCTAATTAAATGGGGCCACGTCTCAAGTTACGATCCTGAAACGCACGCCGTCAAAGTGATGATCATGCAGGACGAGGATGATGAGCCTTGTGAGACGAACTGGATATCACTTGGCGCCGGAGTAACCGGCGATAAAACTGGTGTGCAATACGCGCTTCAAGGAGGCGCAACTAAGGACGAGCCTGAGAAAGGTGAGCAGGTTCAAGTTCATATCCTGGAAAGATCTGACGGTCACATGATGACCGCGCATCTCTGCTGGAATGAAAAAATGGAGCCGCCAGGCAGTGGCAAGAAATCTCAGGAAGAGCAAGATCAAGAAGCTCAAGAAGAGGAAGATGGCGAGAAGTTTGGCTGGGATGAAGATAAGAAAGGCCGGGAAAAACTTAAGGCAGGCGAATATGTGATGTTGCTGCCTGGTGGAAGCTTCCTGAAATTCTACGAAGATGGCAACGTGCAGTTGTTTGCCAAGAAAGACCTACATCTCTACGTGAAAGAAGAAGCAAATATTGTTGTGCGTGAAGGCGATCTTAATGTCACAGTCGAAAAAGGTAGCGCAAATATAATTGTTGAAGAAGGCGATTTGAATAGCCTGGTTGAACTAGGCAATACAACGGTAACCACGCCCCTTGGCGATACCCTTGTGAGCTCAGAGGAAGGCAGCATTCTTGTAATTACCGAAAGCGGTGATATAGGCATTTCAACAATCAGCGGCGATGTATCGGTGGAAGGCACCACTGTTTCCGTAATCGCTGACGGACTTATCAATCTAATCGCGCCATTTATTAATGCTGGCCTGGACCCGGCTCAAGTACAAAGACTATGCAACGAGGCATTTCTTTTGCTGTTTAATGGCCACTCTCACAACGCGCCAGGCGGCATTACTAGTGCTCCATTAATTCCAGCTATAGTTGACGCAGAAACCACTACAGTCTTCGCGGCAGGCTAATAGATGAGCGACATTCTCATTAATCCGAATGACAGAACCCTTGATCTCGATTGGGGTACGGATTTTATTGCTTCGCAAAATGGCGGCTTGGTTTTGGTAGGTGGTTGGGCTCAAGATCGCCAAAGGATTTTGCGCAGAATTCTGACAAACCCAAAATTTACCCTGCATGATGGTCAGCCCATTTCGGCAGACTACATTTATGACCAAAATTATGGCATTGGCAGCAGGCGCACAATTGGCGAGCCGTTTTCAAAGACTTTGGAAAAGCGATTGCGGACGGAAATTAGGAAAGGCGTTCTTGTTGATCAGGGCGTTGACACCACTCGCGATCCAATAATTACGATTAAAGAACAGAACCATCGAGTGTATATTGCCGTCGTTGTCTTTTTGAAGACCGGCAAATCTGGCACTATCGTCTTCAATTACTCAAATGGCTAGGAAATTTTAATTGATAGCTTAGGGCAAGGGGGATTCACCTTTGCCACTAAACATCAAATCTGAAGAGCAAATCGCTTCAGAATTAGTTTCAGAATTTGCCAGTCAACTTGGATTAGACCCAAGTTTGACGAGCGGCGATCCATTGCTTGCGATCGCTCAAGGTGATGCCACACAGATCAATTTCATTCAAGCGCTGTGCAAGAAAGTCTATATTTTCTCACGTTCAACGACTGCGACTGGTGAAGATCTCGATTCGTGGATGGCGCAGTTTGATTTCGCTCGCCTTCCAGCCGTAAAAGCTCGCGGCCAAGTCCGGCTCAGCTTGAGGATTGCCAGAGCGGATAACGTCACTGTTCCGATTGGCAAGGTTGTACAGACTCCAGGCGGCGCGATTAAGTACTCAATCGTTGCTGATCCAACTCAAACGGCATGGAGCGACGCGAACGGCGCTTACATTATCCAAGCTGGGCAAACAAGCATTATCGCTACTGTTGAAGCTCCAATAGCTGGCTCCGCATATAACGTTCAACCAAATCAGATCTCGCAGTTCTCGTCAAGCAACACTGGCGCAGACGATGTGCTCAACACCTTAGCAATCACAAACGGCTTAGATGCTGAATCTGACACCGATGTTCGCAACCGTTTTATTCTCTATATAAACAGCCTTTCCAAAAATACCCGGCCGTCGATCTCTGCTGCAATTATGTCTGTGCAGCAAGCGATCAACTTTAATCTAGTTGAAAACTTCGATCAGAACGGCAGCGCACGAAATGGGTTTTTCACTGTTGTAATTGATGACGGCTCTGGCGATCCTCCAGAAGCATTGCTTACGCGGATCACACAAGCTGTTGAGCGAGTGCGAGGTTTTACGATTGCTTTCGTTGTTGTTCCAGCAACGAAAGTGACTGTTGCTGCAACCTTGAATATCAAAGTCAACCCTGATGTCAACTCAACTTTGGTTCAAACAAAAGCGCAACTTGCAATTGTCAGTTACATAAATAGCCTCAAGATCGGCCAACCTCTTTATGTTTATAACTTGATCGAGATTGCTAAAGCTGCAGATCCAGACAACATTTATGCCGTGCAAATAAATAGCGTGAAAATTGATACTTTGGAATTGGATAAGGTAATCACTCAGTTTGAGGTCATTAGAACAATTCCGGCCAACGTGACCGTTGGTAGCTTCTAATGACCACCTCGTTGCCAACTGTCATTCCTTACTTCACAGAACCGGAATGGGCCGACAAATTTTTAAAAACCTTTCCAGAGCCTTGGACGAGTGTTGAGGCAAGGCAGCTCGGTGGCGTTTTATATGCCCTAATGTTTGCCCTTGGTCAAGCAGTTGCCGGCCAACTTGAAAATGTTCGTTATGACTGGAAAGCTTGCCGAATCGAGACAGCTGTCGACGAAGCGCTTGATCTCATCGCTCAAGATTTTTTTGGCAGTGTTGCTGGATTTCCAGCTGATGTAATTAGAGCGCCAGGAGAACCAGATAGCAGCTTACGCGATCGAATTAAAGCAACCTTGCTTCTTCCTGCCGCAACTCGACAGAGTTTAATAGACCTTCTTGTCAGGCTGACAAATCAACAGCCTCGAGTAATGGAGCCGTGGAGCCCAGGCGATACTTCGGTCTGGGATATTCAATCATTTTTTGATGTTGATACTCCAGAAAATTCCGCACGTATGGGCGATCCTGGGTTAACGCACCAGGGCTTTGTAGAGTCGGCGTTACCTAGTTTCGGCAACCAGGGCGATTATCCAATTTGGTGTTTTGACAAAGGCGCTGCGTGGGATTCTCCAAGCGCATATTTCTTTGAGGCACAAGCTACTTGGTGGCTTCAAGTCGCTCGGATCGACGCTTTGATCAATAAAACTAAGCCCTATGGCACCATTGTTTGGCGTCGTTATAGCGGCCAGCTTCTTACAAAAACTGCCGTAGGTGGTTCTCTATTTCTTGAAGAGGGAGTCAGCAGCTACTTAATCGAGGTGTTCCCCGCGTTCGCTGGAGCCTTTATGGTACTGGCAAATTGCAACTGGAATACTGTCGTCAGCTATACACCGATTGGCACAAATCAATTTCTGATGACGTTTAGTGTGCCATTGCCACCAGGCGGTGGGGCTGTTGATTGGGTCGCCACGCCACTTATTGTGCCAGGTTGCGGATCGGGAGTAGTAGCGGCCGACTTAATTTCTAGTACGGTTGGAATTCTGGCAGCGTTCCAAGCGCAAACAATAATTGCTCAACCAAGCTGGAATACAACGTGTTGGCTCCATTCAAAATCTCTCAGTTCGGCTGTTTTTAAATTCGGAACACCCGCTCCACTATCAGCCTCTTTTGCTTACAAATATTTTGATCCACTGTATTCAGGAGTTACAACAGTACCCGCCAATAATTACAGCTTTTCAATTCCTGTTTCAACAAGAGATCCGTTTCAGGCATTCGTGTTGCCAACATGGAATACGAGCGTTGACATAGACAAAACAACAACAGCTTTACGCCTTTCTTTTTCGGAAGCACCTCCAGTCGACGCATTTGTGTACTGGGCCATTCACGAAAGTTGAAGGAAGAATTTTCGCTACTGTAGAAACGACTCATAGGGGTATCGGCGTGTACAGATCCATAATTTACAGCCAAGAGCAGATCCGTTCTTTTGACTTTTTGGAAGGCATGCGCGATTGCATGAAGAGTGAGGGAAACCTTGCGCAAAGTCTATTCGGGCCGTCGGATACGATCCTTACCCGCTTCAGCGCTGCTGCAAAATCAATTCCCAATATGACTTTTGATCTTGCATCCGGAAGCATTTTAGAATGGGCACCTGTCGATGCTGATCCTTACGGTGCCGCCGCCGCAGATGCCAGTTATTGCTACCAGTTAGGTTTCGCAGAAGCACAAGAAATTGTTTTAACGACCGCGCAACTTTCATCTGGCCAAAGTCAGTGGGTTTTGATCCGAGCACGTTTCAAGCAAGTCGATGCCGTACGGCCTGGCGATCCAACGAGTGGAGTTCAGCCTTTCTACAACTCAGCGGATCCAAGAAATCCGCTGCAAGGGATCAACAACAACGGCGGAATTTTGCCTAGTGTCAGAAAGGGCTCCGTTGAAATTTCAACCGTGTACGGCACACCGGCTACTACCGGCGCTCAAGTCGCACCATCTCCAGGCGGCGGCTTTGTTCCGTTATATCTGGTGCTTTTGACTTTCGGTCAAACTACAATTACAAACGGTCAAATCTTAGAAGCTCCAGCAGGCATAGGTGGCTATCCACCAGCTCCGATCTGGCGAGGCGTTAGAGCGCAGCATCATAAAGGTGCGGCATACGGTCAAGCTCCTCAGATTGATGTAACTACGGAAATCACCGGCATCGTGCCTTTGTCTCACCTGCCGGCGACAAGTCTATATGGTTTGCTTCCTACTTTAAGGAGTGGAGTTGGCACGCCTGTTGCTGTTTTAGCTGGGGGAGCGGGAGATTTGTTCTTTCAATCTGATGCCAGCATTCTTTGGGTTTGCGTTACTACTGGTGGCGCTGGTGTTGCAGTTTGGCAGCCGATTGGCTTGGTAGGCGGTTGCGTTGTCGTTAGTTCATTCCCGATCAGCCCCGTAGTCGGCGGCACGATTTATTTGTGTAATACCGCGAGTGGTGCCGGAACTTGTACCTTGGGAACTGCAGCGTCCTACGGCACTGGTGTCGTTGAATTTAAAAATATTGGCTCAACAAACGTCATGACTATTTACCCGGCCACCGGCGAAAGTCTAGGCGGAATGGCAGCCAATGCGCCAATTACTCTTAATCCCGGGGACGCCGTTCGCCTTGGGCCACAGGCAGCTGTGGGCTGGCATGTTCTTCCTTAAGGAGTTGTGATGCGCAAGTTACTGTTTTTACTGGTTGCATTTTGTCTTACGTTCGGCCAAGTGGGTCAAGCTCAGAATGTGGTGCCTTCGTATACCAAGGCGGCGCTCACTTTCGGTGATTACACCAACGCCAGACCTATGCCAACGTCAGGTACCCTAACCGGCGTCTACAAGACTTCGGGGAACTGGGTGCAGACTGGGCCTATCACATCAAACGGCGTTCGTGGTTACTTCGGCGGCTCAGTCACTTTTAACGATACTGTCACCTGTGCAACAGGCGTCGAAGCTAATTCAGGCGGCCAGGGGCCTTATGGAATCTGCGCAATAAACTCAGGTGCTGGCGGTTCACATGGTGGCCTTGGTGGCACATATCCTGGTTATCCCGGTCCACCTGGAGCTTATCCGTACCGCTGGCAGCCATTGCCTGGTTGTGGTGGTTCGCCTATGCCTCCGTCTGGTGGTGGTGTTATAGGGAGCGGTGGCGGAAGTTTTTACGTTGAAGCTAATGGTCCTATCTCTTTAACTTCCTTTGCAAATATTTCAGTTAGAGGCGCAGACGGTAGTACTGGTGGTGGAGCTGGAGCGGGTGGCGGCGCTGATTTCCGCAGCATGGGCACAATCTCCATTGCCTCTGGCGCAATTATTAATGCCAATGGCGGCAATAACACAATCGGCGGCGCGGGTGGCGGCGGCGGCGGTGGCGTTGTAAATCTTCAGTCTGCAAAATCTAGTGGTGTTAGTAACTCTGGTACCGTGACCGCCTCAGGCGGCACAAGCGTAGGCGGTCAAGCTGGAGCTGCGGGCGTAGTTTGGAATGACGGAACTTTTGAAGGCGGAAGAATAGGAATTTAATTATGAAAAACTTGATCGCGTTTCTTCTTGTCTTAGCTCTATCGACTGTTTCTGCCTGCGCGCAGACTTCTCAGTATCTGCAATTTGGTAGTGATGGCTCGCCTTCTGCAAAATGGGTTGGCCAACCTCCTTCAAATGCTGTCGTGTATTTGTGGGCTCCTTCGACAGATGCTGGCGGCAAACCTGATGAAGATTTGCGAAATTACAAGCTAATAAATAACGCAGTCGTTTATGCGCCAGCGCCAGTGGCAGTGCCGCCCAATATGTCTGCCTTTAAAGATTCAATTTGGGCAGACAATGCAATTCCGCTTTATGCAAAACTTCAGCTCACGATTTTTTTCCCAGTTTTGGAAAGCTACCTCCCTGAGCCAGCAAAAATTCAGACGGCATGGGCTGCGGTATGCATGGCTTACTCGCCAGAAGCCGCAGGGCCACTCGCAGGCTGGGCAACACCGGCAGTAAAGGCAGCCGTAGAAGCTGATGCTGCCACTGCTCATATACCTCTCACTCCCTAATTTGGAGGCGCAATGCGTCAGTTCAAAACTTTAGCAGTTGTATTACTTGCCTTCTTGGTTTCGTGCCAAGCAGCCTTCGCTGCCGATACTGGTTATTTCATTCGGCCAGGCACCTCTTCGATAACAACACCTACTGCTAACAACACGGTTATTTTTGACAGTGTAACCAGGCAGTTCAAAGTGTGGACTGGTAGCGTCTGGCAGGTGCTAGGAACAGGTCCAGCTAATGTATCCGCTACAACAGCGCCGACAGTATCAGACGATAATGCATTAGGGTATCTGCCCGGATCGGTTTGGCTTGATACTACGCATAGTGCCTTGTATGTCTGTTTTAACAACTCAACAGGCGCTGCGGTTTGGCAGGCCGTCTCTCCAGATCCAAAGCTATTTGTAACTGCCGATAATTTCAGTGATTACCTGGTCTCCGGTCTAGTGGGCTCTGTTCCGTCAAGCTCTCTTACAATGATTACGCCCGTGGGAGTAATCATTGCCAACGGTCAGAGACTACTGCCGGCAGCTAATAGCTTTACTTATACGATCAATAAAGACACCTACGATTATTTCCAAAACAACGGCTCTTGGTTGCACGTTCCCGTTTCAAACGGCGCGCCGGCACCAACCGGCCAGCCTGGCCAACTGATTCAAAAAGTTGTAACTAACGGATCTGTAATTACTGCTGTAACTTCGCTTGCTCAAACTGCGCCGTTATTCAAAGTAGCGAACGCGACGCTGGGCGCTCATGCACTGAATCAAACTACTGGTGACGGCAGATATGCGCCGATTTCACCGACTGGTCTAAGTCAATCACAAAATCAAGCGTTTATGTCGCCAGCCAGTGGATCGGGGCTTGGCGCGTTCAGGTCGATTTTAAATAGTGATCTACCGATTATTACCACTGCTAACGGTGGCGCCGGCGCAGCAATCACGCCGACTGCATACGGTTTAATTGTTGGCAACTCTGCCGGCACTACAATGACTTCTCTAGGCGCTCCAACTATAGGATTTGTCTATAACGCTGGCGGCGGAGTCGCTCACACTTATCGCTCAATTGTTAATGGCGATTTACCAGCGCCGATAGATCTCGCGCATGGTGGCAGTAATAATGCTTCTCTGGCAGCGACAAATAAAACTTTCGCAGTTCTTGACGGCACAAAAATTGTTAACTCACCAGTGTTGACAGCTATGCAATCTATCCGCAGAAACGCTGCCGACAATGCTTATGAAGCTTTTACACCTGCCACTTCTGCGCCAAATTCTTTTGGTGGCAATGGCGTTAGCGGCGCTGTAACTCTAACAACTTCAACGGTTTCAACTCCTACCCAATATAATGCGACTACTTTATCTGTAACAGCTTCAAACACAGTAACACTTTCGGCAAGTCCAATTATTATAAACTCGCTTGACACAGTGACAATTAGTGGCACTCTAAGCGGTGTTGGCGCTGGTCACACTTTTGGCGCCGGTAGCACTGGAGTTAGTGGTGCCGGTCCAGGCGGTGGCAAGGCTGGCTATATTACCTCAGGC